CTGCTACGTTTTGTGTGCCTGTAGTGTTTGCTAATAAAGCTTTAAAACCAACGGCTGTGTTGTTAGCCGCTGTAGTGTTTACTCTTAAAGCTTCAGCACCAACCGCAACATTGCTGGCTCCTGTAGTATTAGTAGTCAGTGCGGCAGAACCAACTGCTGTGTTGTTATCCGCTGTGGTGTTAGAACCTAAAGCATCATCACCAACAGCTACGTTAAAGTCACCAGTGGTATTAGCATCTAAGGATGCCTTACCTAAAGAACTGTTACCTGTACCTGTGGTGTTTGCGGTTAAAGCACTTGTACCAACTGCGGTATTGTTAGATGCGGAGGAGTTTGTGGCTAATGCGTTCTTGCCCACCGCTACATTACTATTTCCTGTAGTCAGCTTTAGCGCCCTATACCCAACAGCAACATTTTCAGCCCCAGATATAACGGTCATAAGAGCTTCAAAGCCTACGGCCACGCTTTCATCACCTACAGTCAGCGCAGTACCAGCCTCATCACCTACGACAACATTATAATTACCACCGCTTGTAATGGAGTTACCTGCGTTGACACCAAAGCGTACGTTTGATGTTCCTGCTGTTGGGGTGGATAGTGAGCCGTCTGAGGCTATGCGGAAGCGTTCTGTTGAGTTTTGCAGAAATGTTATAGGACTTGCGGCGTTAACTCTTAACTTTACTTCGTCCCCTTGATTTTCAATAAAAAACGTATTTGCAGCGGCACTATCTACAACAGCAATACCTTTTGAGTCTGCTGTTTGCTGAACAACTAGTGTTCCTAAAGTGGGTAACGCCCCTGTTCCTATGCTTACAGAGTTAGTACCACCATCAACAAACAGCATATTAGCATTGCCATTTGATTCGATTCTAAAGTCTACGTCAGCCGAGGCTTCGTTAAATACTGCCCCACCGTCTTGAGTTAAAGCACCATCAATGTCCACGACATCAAGGTTAGTTGTGCCGTCAACATCAATGTCGCCAGAGATGTCTAGGCTTGCGAAGACTGAAGTGCCTGTGGCTGTTACAGTACCGCCGACCGTAATGCCGCTAGATGAAGTTGCCAGCCTTTCGTTTCCAGTGTGAAAAAGTTTAGCTACGTTAGCTGCACCCTGAAAATACTGAGTACCTCCAGCCGTTGTTATTTCTACATTGGCCCCACCAATTTTCAGGTTGCCAGTTCCAACGTCTGTTATATAACTGTTACTAGCGTCATGATAAATTTCTAAATCATTTCCCGTACCAAATGTCGCTTTGTCGTTATCAGCTAGTGCTATTCCGCCGTTGGCTGTGATTTTAGTAGTAAACGTAGCTGCACCATCTACCTGCAATGTGCTTGCCATATCCACAGCACCATCAATGTCAACGACATCTAGGTTGGTTGTACCGTCTACGTCTATGTTGCCGCTAATATCTAAACTAGCCGCAATAATCTCACCGCTTGCGTTAATAGCTCCGTTGATATCAATTGTAGTCGCAGCTATTTGAATCTCTGTGTCTGCAACAATATCTAGCTGACCATCAGCACTAGAGTTTATATAGATTGCAGCATCACGGAACTGGACTTTATCTGTAGTAGTAAGCTCTACGTTTGTACCACTAGTAGTATTACCCAGTGCTAGTACTTCACCAAAGGTATCTACAGTATCTTGCTGTGCATCTACATAGGCTTTAATAGACTGTTGAGTTGCTAAAGCTGTAGCACTATTAGAAGACATGTTATCTTCATCTAAAATGTTTGTTACAGTTACAGAACCTGTACCTGATATAGCGTCAAATTCTATTGTACCGTCTACATCTAAGTCACCGTTAAAGTCTACATTACCTTCAACAGCAAGTGTTGTAGCCATGTTAACAGCACCATCAATGTCAACGACATCTAGATTAGTAGTGCCGTCTACGTCTAAGTCACCGTCAAAGTCTACGTTACCTGTAACTATTAACGTAGTTGCCATGTTCACAGCACCATCAATGTCTACTACATCTAGGTTAGTAGTACCATCTACATCTACGTTACCGGAGATATCAAGGCTTGTGCCTGTTAATACACCTGTAACAGTAAGCGTAGAGGCCATATCTACAGCACCATCGATGTCAACGACATCTAGATTAGTAACACCATCAATATCAACGTTGCCAGATATGTCTAAGCTTGTACCTGTTAATACACCTGTAACACCTAGTGTACCTGCTACGGTTGCATTTACATCTACATCTAGTGTATCTATATGAGCAGTGCCATCAATAAATAAGTCTTTAAACTCTAGTGAGCTAGTACCTAAGTCAATATCTGAATCAGTAACAGGAACAATAGCTCCGTCTTGAATACGTATCTGTTCAACTGAGGAACTGCTTACCTGAACAAAGAAACCCCATCTGTTATTAGTGCTATCTACAACAACCTTATTGAGAAAGTCTATGTCACCTATTTGAGGGATGTTACCGCCTTGACCGGAAGTACCATCATGTTTATGTCCGGTAGAGCTATCGCTGCTTGCTGAGTAGGCTAAAGCATTTACTATCTGGTTAAACTCATTATTAAATAAAGACGCTGTAATTGTATCGCCATCATCAAAAGAACTTTGTCGTGTGTAATTCTGGGCCATTAATTTATCTCCTGCCTGATGGCATATAATCTACATAAATACCGTTTACAGCATAAGCGGGTTTTTGGTCGTTACTTGAAATTCTAAAGCTACAGGTATGTCCAGAGCCTTCTAATGTAATTCTTTCCATAGGGTCGCTTGTTGCTCCAAAGGTTACTAACCCAAATACTGCTGTACCGAAAATAGCAGGAAGGGCAATAGTTGTTACGTCGAAAGGTTCGGGTTGAGGTATATCAGGATCTTCATAATCATATCTAACTCTGAAGCTAGGCTTAACTTCTCCTTCAGGACTAAAAGAAACTCTAGCATATTTAAGAGTTTTTCTAGTTCCTACGTCTCCAAAATCAAAGTCAGGGGTCTGATAAACCGCTGCAATGTTTTGCGCTTCACCAGCATTGAAAAAAGAAGTACCATCTGTATGGTTATAAATAGAACCATCCTTGTCTCCATGCAGAATCTTTTCTACTCCACTGAAGGCTAAATCAGATACCATGCCTAAAGCTTGTATACCTAGTGTTTCTGACCAAGCAAAACCATTAGTGGTTAAAGTACCTATAATGCCTCTAGCTACTGAAGGGCTTTCAGTATTTGTACTGTAGAATAATCTATATTGAGATTTACTCCTAAGAACAGCACTAGTTATAATAAAATTAGGATTAGCAGCAATATCTTTAATAATAGACTGTATTTGCCTGCTAACAGAGCTTAACTCTACGTCACCTATTCTTGATGTACCTGCAATAGTTCGTACACCATCTGGCGCAAGAAATAAAATGTCGCCACCTACTTCTTGAATGCTTCCACCATGTAAACAGCCTACGTTGGTTGTAATAGGCGTCACGTTTACTGCATTAGAATCATTAATGTTAGAGAGCTTATGGATAGTGTTTCTGCCAAAAATAATTAAGTCATCTCGAAAACTTGCAAGACCTACAATAGCATCAGGGATTACAATAGCTCCTGCGCCACTACCACTAAAACTATCAATATCATTCGTACTGCTATAGTACAGGGTGTTCCTAGATGTAGAAGCTCCCGCAACTACTAAATGTCTATCATGTATAACAGCTTGTGAAGGGCCTGTAGTACCACTAACTGTTATTTCTTTAGCAAAGAATGTACGGCTAGTTAAAATACCTGTGCCTGTCATTTGGAATAAGAAAGGCTCGTTAACGCCATCGCAGATAACAAGCTCACCATAGTCTGAAGTACCTTCATAAAGAGCAAAAGTACATCTTCCTTGGCTAGCTCTTGAGGCAACTGAACGACCTGTAAAGGCTGAGTAATTATCTCCACCTGATGCTACAGACGCTTTATTTAACTGTAACCAAGTATCTTCACCGTCTATACTAAAAAAGATATCAGTACCTGAACAGACAACAACGCCATCAGCATATATAGCCATGCCTAGTATAGTGTTAGATCCATTAGGTTTGGTATCTCCGAAAGGCGTAAAGCCATCTACACGTCTATAACCACCATCAGGATCTACTTCAAAGTTCCGCAGGCGTGTAGCCAAACCGGGCTGACTTTGCATCTCAAGCTGATTTAGGTTTACATTTAAACCACCTGTGCAAGAGTAACCCCAAGGTTGAGACATTAAACAAACCTCACACGGTCATCTTTAAAATAAGTAGGTTCAGGAGACATTAGGCGTATTTTCATAAGTTTCAAACTACGCTTGTAATCTTCAAGAGCAAAAGCTGCTGCTTGTGGATTCTCTTTAAATTGATGCATATAATATCTAGCTCTTGCCATAAGTACAGTTCTATATAACTCTGGAAATATTGTTACATCTCCAAAAGCAATAAGTTCTACTGGTGAGTCATAAGCAAAGTACCAAATTTTATATACTTTATCTGGTATAGGACTCAAACCAAAATTACGTCCATCAGGACTTCTAATTATTCTACGAGGAACTCCGTACTGTTGAGCATCTGCATTGTCATTGTTTTCGGATAAGCGATAATAATCTTTCCATTCTTCTGTTGTAGTAAATCTAAGATTACGTGTTTCGTATGGAGAAGTTTCACCCGACACACCTACAGTAGTTAAGTAAAAAGTGTCCCAATCTACCGAGCCGTAGTCTGTAGTAATATTGGAACTAGCAGGTTTTAACTCATACCAGCGTTTACCTTCTACAGAGTCTTGAGATACATTGCCATATATAGGATTTGTAGTTCCACTTTCAGCAGTAGCTAAAAAAGGCCACTTAGTTTCTTCTGTAACAATGTCTAAGTATGATCTATTGATAAGATCTTTAGCGTGTTGTTGCACACCTATGGCGTTAGTAAAGTTTGCAGAAGTCATTGCAACTTCATTCATTTCACGTAAAAGCTCATTGGTTAATGTTAAAAAAGTAGCCATTGTTTACTTCCCTGCCTTTGCCTTAGATTTCTTAGATAAGTCTTTCTTATGGAATAACTTCACGCTTGTTTTACCGTGTGTTTTTCCTGTGTGCAAAGAACCGTCAGGCATCTTATGAGTATTACCTTTGTACTCAGTACCATCCTTTTTAAAGTGAGGTACACCTTTCACTTAGGAGATACGCTGTTGTTCCTACCTGCTTTGACAGAACACATTTCTTCCATTTTAGAAATACTAGGGATGTCTTTACCTTTAGACATCATCATACCACCCTGCATTCGGGGAGTTCGCATCTGCTCATCCATCATATTTTTATTTTTTATATCCATAGGTGAGATATTAGTACCGTATCCACCACCCATATAACCTTGTTTTTTATTCATTAACCTTGCTCCATTAGAAAAGTTTTACTAATTACTCTGTCACTTTTTTGTTCAGGGTTTTTATTAAAAATCTTATCATAGTTTTCTTTATATAAAGTTACATTTGCACCTTTACGCATTCTACTGCCTTTACCAGCTATTGTCTGGCGCATCATTAAAGGCTTTTCATCTGAACCCATTTGAGGCATTTTTATCTCCGTTCCTTGGTTAAAGATTGGGGGCCTTTTACAGCCCCCGCACTATTTAGTCGATACCGTAGAAGGCTGAAACCAGAGCGTCTGCTCTTAGTACTTTAGCACCGTAAACGTGTAGACCACGTACAATATCACCGAAGCTATCTGGATCACGAATGACCTCAGTGCTAGTGATAGTCTGAGCAGTAGCAGTAGCCGACATATGACCAGCCATACACTTACCAGCAGCATTAGATGCAGCAGCAATGTTGTTAGACTTGTACATGTTAAAGCCACGAAGCTTACCAGAACTTACCAAACCATTACGGATTGAACCCTGACCAGCGTTGTAGTCTACAGACAATAGCTTGGAGCTAGAGCTGGAGAGTACTTCGTAAAAGTCAGGAGAAGCTACAAACCATCGGCCTTCTTCAGGGATGTTTTGCTCATCTAGCAAACGTGCCATATGTGCCATAATGTCTAGAGGATCATGCTCATCTGAAGCAAAACCGATATCTAGATTACCAGTACCGTCGAAGGTGCCAGCAGCAAGGTCAGTTGCACTGTCAGAACCAAGAATATGGTTAGGACTAGAAGCAGACACGCCAGCAAACATAGAGGCTAATACACCTGCATCAAAAGCATCACGCAATGCGTAAGCTGCTGAAGAGGTTGCTACGTCACGGAAGTTAACGTGAGACATATTAGTTTCAATGTCGTCTACGATAAACTTAAATGCGTTAGCTGTATCAACAACCAAAGTTACTTCTTGGTCAGTAAGTTTAGTAGCGGTTACATCCGCACCACGTTCATACTGATAAACAGTAATTTCGGGTTCTTTAATGATCCGTACACTGTCACCGAATGCAGCAATATCGCCAGCATAGTCAGTATTAGTGATTGCTTCAATTACAGAAGACTTACGGAAAAAGTTTAGTACCTGTTTGGAATAAACTTTAGGTAAGAAAAATGAGTTATTTTGCCCTGCTACACTGTTGCCAAAGTTAGCGTTAGTGTCTGTGCCGG